AATCTAGCCCAAACTCCATAATTGGCATTATTCAAAGATATAGCGGCATTTATATTACTAAAATCAAATTGTGTGTCATCTCCAGGATGATTCTTCCAGATAAAAATTTCTTCTGGCTTGATTGTTTGATTTAAAATTGCATCATATTGAGTTTTTAATGAGTGCGGTCTTTTAAAACAGTTGATTATTACAGATACTTTATGCATTTTCTTCTATTGTTTGCCAAAATATTTCTGGCGATTGTTTACAAAGATTAGAAAAGGAATCATAATCTTTTGATTTAAATTCTTGAACGCTACCTATTTTGCTTTCATCGCCTATAAATTCTAAACCACAAAGACAAGCCTCCGCAACCATTCTACAAAATGGTTCGTTAACAATTGGATTGTGATAAATATATTTATGGTTTTTGTAAACCTCTATAAGTTGTTCGTTAGATATTTTTTCGTTAAATTGTATATTGTTTATTTTTTTTATTTTGTCAATAGTGTTTTCATCTTCAGCCCAACCATAAACTGATATTTGTCTATCTGGATTTAAGTTCGCAAAAGAAATTAAATTGTCCACACCTTTCAAAGGATGCAAAAAACCACAGTACAATATGTCATTTGATTGTGTTATATTTTTTTTGTTAAATAGTTTGGTATCTATTGGGTCATAAACTATTTTAACATTATCAAAATACTCACCATAATACTGCTTAAAAAAAGAAATATGAAAGTCTGATAAAAAAAAATTTATTATACTGGAAGAAAAAAGCGATTTTCTTGCCTCCTCTGGTAAGTAATGACATGAATCGTGTTCATATCTAACGTGTTTGGGGTGTGAGACTATTTTTTCAAACACAAAAGAAGCTTGATGACTACTTAATATGTGTTGTAAATTAGAGCTTATAATGACATCGTAATTAGACAAAAATGTCATTGGAGAAGAGTTGTAATTATATGTGGTGATTTGATGGCCTCTATCAAGGCCAGCCTTAATCATAATATCATTACTAATCTGGGCTCCACCGCTATTTTGCTCTATTGAAAAATCAGATATAAATAAAACATTCACGAAGATATTATAATCTTCCTCTATTTTTTTTCCAATTATATCTATATTTTGTTACCCAATCGAGTAATGCTCTTTCAAATCCAATATCTTTTCCGGCTTTTTCGGACTCTATCCACTTATGTTTTAAGATTTCTTCGCGTTCGGCTGTAAATTCCGCATAAAGGGTAGAGCCGGTTGCGAAAACATCATTCATCTGTAATTTCTACAGTAGATAATTCTGGATTAATTTGTAAAAGTTCTGTGTCGCTACCTAAAACTTCGGTAACGCTTTTGCCACTTTCCCACATTTTGCAAGACCAATATCTAGCTTTGTATTTTGGTCCTGGGTTTGTGTCGCACTGGTGGCGTGCTCTAAATGACTTACGTCGCTCTGGATTATCTCTTTGTATTGGCATATTTGGATCTCCAAATTTTACCATCACAACATTTCCTTTATCGTTTTTAACGTAAACTCCAAACTTTTTTTTATCACCACTAAGTCTAAATGGTTTGTTTAGAGTTTTTTTTTCTTTAGCTTCTGAGGTTTCCTCAATTACTTTTTCAATTTTTTTTTTAGGTTCGTCAAAAGAGGCTTCACCTTCTAATAATTCATCTAAAGTACAACCAGCGCCTAATAAATCAATTCTAGCTAATGAAAATTCAACTGCAGATACATCTCTTGCTTCGTCAAAATCTGAAGGAGACCATGTGTCAAAAGTATCTGGCAAACTAGCTACCGCTTCATCTGTAGCTCTAGCTATATCTGAATCTGCTTTACGATAAGCATCTTTTACTTTACCACCACGCATCATTCGTAAGAAAGTATTTACTCGAGCCATAGCCCAAGATGCTCTAGATTGACCGGGTCTATGTGTGCCAGAAAAAGCCCCAGCACCCCTTCTATAAACTTTTTTCAACATACCTAGTGTGACTTTTCTAGAATGTTTTTCGTTGTGTGTCTTAACTTTGTTTTTAAGGGAGTTGGTGACTTTTTCACTGAAAGTTATTTTTGCTTTAGCTTCTTTCACAAGCTCTTTATCATCATCTTTTTTTAGGATTTTTTTAGATTTTTCTGCTGAATCTGGTGATGTGCCAGCCGAACCAGGGGGGTTTTTACTAGATCCCTTTTTTCTCTCTTCTGGTTTCGAAGGTGTTTGAGCACCGCTTTTAGGACCGGGCCTACCAGCTTGAGCTTTTTCTATTTGTTCTGAAAAATCAAGTTCCATAATACTAATTACACTTTTTTTAAAAAAATCAACCCCATAGATTATACGCTATAATACCAGCTAAAGCTGTAAGTAATCCGCTAACAAAAATCCAACCTATTTTATTAAATCCATTCATAAAAGCTTTAGTTTCTGCTGATGTTTTTTCCATTTCTATCATTCTGCTATTCATATCTTCTATTTTCTTAAACAAAACGTCAGTAAGCGTCCCTAATTGTATAAGCTTTTCTTCAGCTCTAGCTATCGAAACCACGGCATCAGATAGTTTATCTATCTTTTCTTCCATGCGAGATAATCTTTCTTCTTGGTTGGACATTAAAGAGTTTTACACTAAATTGCATAATTTACCCTTCGCAAGATGCGCATTCAAGTAAATTTCTACTTAATTCTTGCGATGGATTGGTTCCTCTTTGATAATAGAGTGTTTTAATACCTTGTTCCCAGGCAAAAATCATTAGTTGACTTACGTCTTTAGGAGAAGATTTTGGATGCACCATAATGTTTAAACTTTGAGACTGGTCTATATATTTTTGACGTTGAGCGGCTTGTATAACAACTTCTTTCTGACTAATTTCACCAAATGTTTTAAAAATATTCTTTTCTTCTTCGGATAAAAATTTTAAATGTTGAACAGAACCACCTTTAACTAAAATAGTTTTCCAGACATCTGGAGTGTTTTGCTCTTTTTCTTCTAAAAGTTTTTCTAGATAAGGATTTTTATATGTGAATTTTCCTTTTGCTAAATCTTTTACAAAATAATTACTATTTAAAGGTTCAACGCTTGGTGAAACTTGACCAAGGATAAAAGAACTTGATGTTGTAGGAGCAACAGCCATAGTGGTTACGTTTCTTTCACCATATCCTTTTAATAAAGGTGGCTCACCATATACTTTGGCTAACTCCCTTGTAGCATATTTAGTTTTTTCTTGAATTATTTTGTGTATTTCTGTATTTAAAAATTTAGCTTCCATTGACTCAAACGGAATCATCTTGGATTGAAGCAATGAATGCCAACCTAAGACCCCAATACCTAAAGCCCTTTGATTTTCTGCAAATTTTCTAGGCGCATCCATAAATGGTTGAGATTTACATTTTTCAATAAATTCACTCATAACAGCATCTAGAAAATAAGTTAATATTTCTGGAGCGTCTGTGTCTTTCCACTCATCATAATGAAGTAAATTTAAAGAAGATAGGTTGCAAACAAAAGATTCTGTAGGATTTGAGTGCAAAGCAATCTCAGAACAAAGGTTACTTGCGTATATTTCTAAACCTTTATCTTGATAAACTAAGGGAGCATTCCTATTCATTGCATTTTTAAAGAATATATAAGGGTATCCGCTTTCAAATCTTTTTTTGATAATAGCTCCCCAAACCTTACGTTTCTCTTTGTCGCCAGATAGCATTTCTTTCATCCAAGCATCACTGATTGTGACACCAATTGATAGATTTTGTATTGGGTGACCATCGTTTCTGATTTGTAAAAATTCTAAAATATCTGGGTGCTCAACTGGCAAATACGCCGCAAAACTACCACGACGAACATTTGATTGCGATACCACATTAGCAATTGTTTCAAATATTTCTAAAAAATGTATTGGACCATTAGATTTACCGCCACTTCCAATATCAGAGCCACGCTCTCTCAAAGCCCCAAAATATCCAGAGGTGCCACCACCACATTTAGTCATCATTCCAACTTCTGATGATTTTTTTAGGATAGATTCCATTGTGTCATCGATGAAAGAACCGAAACAAGATATAGGTAACCCTCTGTCTTTTCCAAAATTAGCCCAAATAGGAGATGATAGGGAATACCAACCCTTTGCCATGTACTTTTGAAACTTCTCTGAAAAACCAGGTATGGCTAGTGTTTTTTGAGCAGAATCAGCAATATGTTTGATTCTGTCTTCTGGAGTTTCACCTTCGTCTAAATATCCCCTCTTCAAGAATGTTCTTGAATCTCTGTTAAGCCAATAATAATCTTTCATTAAAATAAGTCCTCTTCGTCAAATGATTTGTCTTTTTTGGAGTATTCTGTAGGTCTTTTAAAGAAAAAATCAGTAGCAGAATTACCTAATACATCCTCATCAAACCATATAGTAAGAGAAAGTTTGTCTTTGTCAACATCAAAAACCCTCTCGAAACCAATTTGTTCCAATGACTCATTTAATCTATTTTTTATAAATTCTTTTAAAATGTCAGCATTTAAGCCTTCTCTATCATAATCGCCAAGTATCCAATCTATAATATTAGCTTCAGCATCAAACGCGCATTGCGCCTCTTCTTTTAATCTATCTGGTAAGTCGGCATTAAAAAGCTCTGGGTATTCCTCTCTTAATGTGTTGAGAATTTTTGTCCCAACTAACCCATGGATATTTTCTTCACGACTTGTGTATGCAACTTGTTGGGCTGTATCTTTAAGCACGTTATCAAATCTATTAAACCAATTGATTATGTAAAACTGGCTAAATAAGGACACATTTTCAACAAACAACGTAAATAAAATCATTGAGTATATGTACTGTTTTTTATCGTCTTTATAGCATTTTTCTAGATATTTTTTTAAGTAGTCAACACGCCCTTTGATAATCGGTAATTTTAAATTTTCTTCAAAGACATCTTCCAACTCTAGAACACTTAAAAGGCGCTCGTATGCGTTATTATGTATAACTTCAATGTTAGCCATTACGTATCCAAGGTCGGTGATACCAGGATGAGGCAAATGATTACCTAAATTAGCCCAAAATTTCTTAACAGAAACTTCTACTTGACCAATGGCTGATAAGGTTCTTTTGACTATTTCTCGCTCTTTATCATTGAGATTTACCTTAAAATCTTGTACATCTGACTGAAAATTAAACTCTTTATCAGTCCAAAACCCATTGTGCATGGCGTTTACAAATTCTTCCGTCCACGGATAGAGATTTGGTTTCCTTGATACTTGTTCCTCGAATAACATACAGAAATAATTACACTGTGATATTGGATAGTCAAGCTTTTTCAAGTAAAAAAAATTTTTTTACATTTTTAGTTGAAAAGTAAGGCTTTTAAATTATTTTAAAGTTATTATAAATATTTTAAAGATATTTATTATTTAAAAATATATTAAAGACAAATGTTAAAACTTAACACAAATAAAGATAAATTCTTCCATTGTTACTGTGCAAATTGGACATCAGTAATAAAAGCAAAAACGCCACAATCTGCAGCTTCGAAAGCATTAATTGAAGGTTTAGATAAAAATGGGCTTGACATAGAGGTATCACCTGTTATGATGGTTAAAGAAATCAAAAAAGATTATTCTGATAACGGAGATTTTTTTGCTATAGACAAAGTTTTTGACGATATCGGAATGTATGAAAAAGCAGAACAATTAAGAGAAATATTAGAATTATGATAGGTATAACAGGTATAGCTAGGTCTGGTAAAGACACACTAGGTTTAAGTTTGTTAAAAATTATTAACAAATCCTCTAAGAAAAAAGCAAAAATATATTCAATAGCTGACATCTTGAAAAAAGATTTAAACTACTTGATTAAGAAAAATTTTGGATTTTCTTCTTTTACAGAGGACACTAATCAAAAAAACTTGATTAGACCAATACTGGTTGAGTATGGGGAGGCTATGAAAAGAGAACATGGCGACGATGTTTGGATAAACAAACTAATTAAAAGCGTAAATTTTGAAAAATATATTCCAATCATAACAGATGTTAGATTTGACCACGAAGCTAAAAAACTGATTGATGAACATGATGCTTTTATAATTCATATATCTAGAGTTGGTGCTGAGGTTCCAAATGATTTAGAAAAACAAAACGACCCCAAAGTAAAGGAATTGTCGCATTTACAATATATGTGGCCGACATTTGGAGAAAAAAAATTAAAATTAGCAGATGACCACTCATCTATTTTATGGCAAATGGTTTACCCACAACACAAAGAAAAATGGAAGATTCAGAATTAATTAAAAAAATAAAAAATACTGGGGACGAGAGTTGTTTACAGCAGTTGATAGAAAAACACTCTGGTATATACGTTGATATGGTGAACAAATATATACCAAATTCTATTGAGGGTATTCACAAAGATGATATTTTAAGTGAAAAAAATTATTCTATCTATACGGCCGCTATGCAGTATAATAAAAATAAAAAATCTAAATTTAGTACATATCTAGGTAATCTTACAAAATGGAAATGCTTAAATATGTACAACAAAATGAAAAAATTTCCTCAACAATCAATAGAAGAATCCTCTATTACATTTACATCAGAGGAAAAGGCATACAGAGAAATACAAAACAAAGAAGATTTAGAGAACATTTTTAAAATTATAAACCAATCGTCCGATGAAAGGGTTAAATTAATATTCAGCATGCGTTATGCTGACAAGAAAAAACTAACACCTTGGAAAAAAATTGCAAAAAAGCTTGACTTATCAATTCAAGGATGTATAAATATACACAATAACTTTTTAAACAAAATCAAAAAATATGTATAGTAAAACAGTAATCGTAGGTAATCTGGCCAGAGATCCAGATAGTAAAAGTGTTAAAGATAGCACATTGACAAAACTTGTTGTAGCGGTTTCAGACCCTTATAACAAAGACAAAACATCTTATATTGATGTCGATACTTGGGGAAAGACAGCAGAAAACTGTCAAAAATTCCTTAAGAAAGGTCGTCAAATTCTAGCCGAAGGTAGGCTAGTGCAAGATGTTTGGGAAAAAGAAGACGGTAAAAAGGCTTCTAAGCTATATGTCAGAGCTGATAATATTCAGTTTATGGCAAAACCTAAAGGTTCAGAAGCATCAAGTAGTGCTGAAGGCGGCAAATCAGAGGAAATTCCTTTTTAATGGATTTGATCGTAGAAGCTCCCGTTAACGCATTGTCATTTGGCAATGTTACATATAATTTCTTGCGTCAATTTTGGCGCAAGAATATTAATGTTTTGTGGTATCCACTTGGTGGCAACGCAGATTTTGGTGTTTTTGATAAAATAGATCCAGAATTTAAAAATTGGTTAGAAACATCTGTTAGAAAAGCAAACAGTTCTATAGATAAGGATATGCCTACATTCAAAATGTGGCACATTAATGGGTCTCAAACAAGAATAAGCTCCAAACAAACATTATATAGTTTTTATGAGTTAGATGAACCAACACCAACCGAAATAAATTTAGTAAAATTACAAGATAAATGTATTTTTTCCAGTAAATATGCTGAACAAAAATTTTTAAATGCTGGTTGTAAGAATGTTACATCCATACCAATTGGTTTTGATGAGGATTTAAGCAAAACAAATAAAAAATATTTAGGTGATGATATAGTCCATTTTGGTTTAATGGGTAAATACGAAAAAAGAAAGCACACTAAAAAAATTGTACAACTTTGGGCTAAAAAATTTGGCAACAATCCAAAATTTCAGTTGAGTTTGTGTATTACAAACCAATTTATCAAACCAGAGGACATGAATAAATTAATTTGGGATATGTTTGAGGGTAAAAAGTACAACAATATTAACATATTGCCATTTTTAAAGAGTAATTCTGAAGTGAATGAATATTTAAATGCAATTGATGTTGATTTAAGCGGTTTAAGTGGCGCTGAAGGCTGGAATTTACCAGCATTTAATTCCTCTTGTTTGGGTAAATGGAGTATTGTTTTAAATGCTACATCTCATAAAGATTGGGCTAATGATAAAAACTCTATACTCGTGGAACCGAATGGTAAAGAACCTGTTTATGACCAAATGTTTTTCCAAAAAGGTGTTGAATACAATCAAGGCAACATTTATACATGGGATAGCGATGAAGTTTCAGATGCTATGGACAAAAGTGTGACACTAAAGGGACAAAATAACACACTTGGTGAAAAATTAAAAGAAGATTTTTCTTACAGTAGCTCTGTAGACCGCATACTTAAGGCAATTGTATAAATTGTGTAAATGGTATGGCACTTGCAATAGTAAAAATATGTATTATTCACTATTAAACTTAATTACAGATTCTCTAGGAGAATATAACGGTGGTTTAGGCCACGACAGCGTATCATCTAAAGGTGATGTTTATGTTGCTAAAGTAGTTTTACCTGGTATTAAGAAAAAACAAATATCAATCAAAACAAATCAAGATTACCTAAGAGTAAATGTTGATGACAAACTACATCAAAAAATTAAATTAGCTAATTTAGTTGATACTAGCAGTATAAAATCAAAGCTTGAGGATGGTATTCTAGAAATCACTTTGCCTAAAAAAGAGGTTTCTGAATCAATTGATATCAAAATTGAGTGATGCCACTTTATTTATATGAAAATATATCCACTGGAGAGGTTGTAGAGGTCCTACAAGGCATGAAGGACGTCCACGAATATCACGGTGAGGATGGGACAGAGAAAGGGGCTTGGAGGCGTATTTTTACAAATCCTGGCCTATCTTTCGATGCCTCAATAGACCCTTTTAGTCAAAAAGACTTTATTCAAAAAACAAGGGATAAAAATGACACATATGGCAACCTACAAGACAGAGCCGCTGAAGCATCTGAACAAAGAGCAGCTAAATTAGGTTATGATCCAGTCAAACAAAAATATTACGAAAACTACGCTAAAGAAAGAGGTGGTAAAATGCACCCTCGACAAATGAAAGAAAAACAAAAGAAACTTATTGATAAAGCCGCAAAAAAAGGTATCAATATAGAATTATAAAAAATTTAAAAAAATTACCCTCCTGCTGATTTAGTCGCTATCTGAAAGAAAATAACATCATCGGGATTAAACGTATTTGTATTTACTTCTATCTCCGCTATACTTACTCTATCAGAATCTAATAAACTTTGTAAACTTTGTTGGTCAGAACCAATAAAACCAGGGTTGGCTGCTATATTATTATCTGGAACTGCCCTAACTTCTTCTACCGATGGAGTGCTGTTAAAGCTCTTAATTCTGCAACCACTAACGATACAATTAGGCCAATCAATAACTCTATTTTCTAATGGAGAAACAGAAGAGCCATTTGCAGCCATAACGACCGTTATTGTTTGTTTACCATTAAAAGCTCTAATTGTTCCAAAATCAGTGTTTACTATGGTCGGTGAAGCTGAAGATCTTTCACCACTTATTGTTGCAAAAACCGTAAAGGTCACAAACATAACGTCTAAATCTGATTTAAAACCAGCTCCAGTTTCAATATTAGTCATTCTATAAACATTTGCTATATCATCAGTTGCCCCAGATATTCTTCCACTTATAGGTATAGAAAAAGTTTCCAAAAAGTTTTCTTTATCAAATTTAAATTCTAAATTGCTAGATGTTGCTCCACCATCTACACCACCATTATTAAAATTCAAGCTACTTAATTTAGCTCCAGTAATTACATAATTAAAACTATTATATACAAGACCTGTTCCCGCTATATCCATATCAGCAGGTTCTTCATCAACGGTATTAGGGGGCAAATCTTGGGTCCTCCTAAAATTTCTATCATCATAATAGTTTTCTCCACTAAAATTAATTATATAACTTTCGTTTTCATTTAAAAAACTTTTTAAATTAACTTTATCAGATCCAACCTCCCCTGTAACAAATGTAGAAACTAAATTAGAGAAAGAGAAACTACAATCAGAAGGAAAAACTTCTTTTTTATAAACTGGATATTGTTTACCTAATGAATAAACATTTCTTCTTTGTATAGGTATATCTATGGAAAAGTTTTGTATATTTTGAGAATTAATTAAAAATTCTCTAACATCTGGATCTGCAGTGGTAATGTTAATATGTGTTTTATAATATGGATAAAAACCACCACTTGCTGTTGTTTTATTTGATTTTAAATAAGGCTGGAGTGTATTATATGCCGCACCCTTACCCGTGCTATCAACATGACTAAATCTAGTTCCTTTACCAGTTGGCATGTTTCCAAGTTTTGCTGATATCGTTTGTTGTTGTTGGCTACCTGTTAATTGTATCGCTGGATTTGAAACTACATATTCTCCAGTTTTTTTAATAAATAAATCTTTTAATATAACAGAGCCTGTTGTAATTTGGCTATTGTGAGGTATTTCAAATCTTTTATCAGTGCCTCTAAAAAGTAAAGGCAGATCAGTAGCAGAATAAATTCCAGTATAGAAAAAATCCCTAGCTCCAGTTGAAGATCCACTGAAAATAGGTTGAGTTCCCAGAAACGCACTTGATGGTTCTGTGCCACCACCATAAATACTTCTACCTATATAAAACATTACATTTGGAATAGAATCAACCAATATTAAATTACCACTATGGTTTATTAATGTATCCCCCGATACCTGTGTCAAAGGTTGAGGACCAACATTAGTTACCCCTTGCATAGGTAATGGTAATGCGTGAGTGCCCGTGCCACCTAAATTAAATCCATAACCACTAATACCAGTAAATGGCATAATATGATTTCCGTCAACAATTTGAGTTAAACCTCCGTTTGGCGCCGGGCTTTCATGAAAAGCTCTTAATGCAAAAGATATTCCTCCAGTTGGGCCAAATGGATTTTTAGTTAATACTCCAGTGCCAGGTTTGTATGGGGTAGCAAAATTATAATTTGTTTGATGAGGAAAAAAGTTTGGCTCTAGTCCGGTTCCAAATATTTGACTAGTCTCATGAGTAAGATTAAATCCAGACACTATATAACAAGGAGGTCCTCCAGTTGGATTAGCTGATCCTGTTTTTACAAAACTAATTCTAACATTATTACCTCCAGTTATTGCAGTTGTTACCCAGTGACCAGTATATGAATTTAATTGAGATGTATTTAATGCTGCAACCGAATGTGCTCCACCACCCCCAGTTATTGAAAAACCTGTTGCTCTAATACTTTGTGTTTCATCGGTTTCATGAACCAAATTAAAACAAAAACCACTTGGCACCATAAGTTCTCTTACTCCCGTTGTTCTATAGGTTCCACTTATTACATAAACAGCCAAATCCCTAAATCCAGTTGGTGATAAAGCAAAAGCATTTCCTATATCTGCCACCACTAAAGATTTCCCGCTAGGAGTAAATCCAGCGTCTATATTTGTAAAAGGTGGCTCGGCACGATCTCTATCTCCATGTAACGGTAATTGACCACCAAACTTTGATATAAAACCAAGAAATCCTGTAGCTTTATGTGATCCAGAATCTTTAGGTGCTTTTAGCGCCTCTTTAAATCTATTGTTACTTCCCATATTTTTATCGGTATCCATGTTATCAAATAAATTTGCATACGCTATGTTTTGATCTGGGTCTACATTTTCTATTCTTACTTTTTCAGCTAAAATATTACTACAAGTATATTGATACTCGCTTTCTAATAATCCTCCGACTGATTGATTTATTGAAACATTAGATAAGAACGCGTTTCCAAAAGCTAAAATATCTTTACCGCTTATATCGGTCATGTTATTAATCAGTTGCGAATGGCCCCTACTTTCTGCTGCTCCTGGGAAAACATCTTGATTTTTTTGATCACTGAAAAACATATAAAAATTTCTATCTTTATTTGTATCAGACATTTTTCCACCACTAAAAAAGTCAGTAAACAATCCATCCATATTTTCATATTTAGATATTGTAAGTGCTACCTCTGGTGCTCTAACATAATTAGAGTCTATGTATTCTTTATCGCCAAGCTCTCCCTCTCTTTTATTATCTATTGAAAAAGCAAAATTAGCAGATTGGACATTTTCTACCAAATCAATACCACTACCACTATTAGATAAGTGAGAAAAAGCATCTTCATCTGTTTTAAAAATAGCTATATTTTCAAAACTGATTGTGGGTCTTCTATGATTTATTTCTCCGTGTGCCATTTTTAAAATCCTTGGTTTCCTATTGGTTGTACAACTTCAGTAAAGGTTGCTTTTATAGTGTGAGAGTCAAAGTGGTTAAATGTATGAGACCAGTTATCACAATAAAATTGTCTGTTTTCGTTTATGATGTCATCACCATAATAATACACAAAAGATTTATAACCCATATGTGTCTCTAAAAAATGTAACATCGCATATGTTTCTTTATCGCTTCTGTTCGTAAATGTTAATTGAAGATTTTGTAAACTATTTTGATTTCTACCTATATTTGGTGCATCCTTAAACGAACCTCTAAAATTATTAAATCTGTTTGAATGGTCTACAGATATTACAACTTGATTATCTGGTTTAAAGAAAAATGTTCTGGTTAAATCTGAAACTATACCAGTTTTAGTTGCTATCCCTCTAATTTGGCGAGCGTCCCCAGTTGTTGCAGATACTATTTGTCTATAAACTATTTGTTGTCCTGCTGTTGTAGCGCTCTCTTCAGAACTCATACCATATAAACCGTTACCCCCACTAAATTCAAGACCCGTAAGACCAGTAATACTTACAAAGCAACCACTAAATCTACCAGTGTTAGGATGAAACTCATTAGTCACCAACCTTGCTTGACCTGTTTGTCCAGAAGCTTTTAAAACTACTCCGGTTAAAGAGTCACCTGTAAAACTGTAACCACGATATTCATTCGTGGGTAAAACCTCCGACATTTCATCAAATATTGATACATCTAATCTTCGATCAAGTGTATTTCCGCTTGCGTCCTCTCTGATTCTTAAAATAGTGGTATCTGCAAAAGTTCCAAAGTCTCCTTGAAAATCTATAGAGTTACTAGTAAACACAGGATTCTCTGTACAATAAAAATAGTTTTCATAAGCATTTCCATTCAATTGATTATGTGGATCATTTCCACCACTAATTATATCAAATTTTTTCAATAATCTTGCGTTTTCTGGATGTCCACCAGTTCCCCTAAATGCGGCGTCAACCACCCTACCTTGATCATCAAAAGAAAACTGTCTTCTTGCTGGAAAATAATCTGTGGCATAACCACTTTGAATAATACCTTTTCCCTCTGCTCCAAATCTATCTTCAAAAGATTCTGTATTGTCTGGTAATAATGTGTCTGGACCAAATGGGTGTGCGTTTGTAATAACTTGTTTGTTATCCGTAGCATTAAAAGATCCTGCAGATGTTGTAAAGGAGCTATCATGATTTCCTGCACTAGGAAAATTCGCTCTTAAAACTCTAAAAATCGTAGGACTAATTACCGATAGCACGGGCTTGTCTGTAATCTCTAAAGTCTCTCCAATTGTAGATTCTCCTGGCACATTTAAATTACCTATTCCTCTAGTTGAGACAATATCTCCAACTAATAAACTATGGGGTTCTACAGTCTCTATAGTTAATCCATCATCCTCATCGCTATACTCAACTTCGCCAAGTATCTGTATAACTCTTTCAATTGGTAAGTTTTGATTATTAAATCTTTGTTGTACGATTGGTTTGTCTTGCACAAAACACATACCATTACCCAAAGCTGCTGAATTTCTAGTGTTCTTTAAATTTAAAGTTAGTTCGTAAATATCAAAAGTTGATAAAGGTTTTAAGGCAAAACTTTCTATAGAAGACCCACTAAAATTTCTATAGATTCCAGTTTGAAAATCCATCATACTAAAATCTTCTAATGTATCAAAATTTATAACATCATTACTACCACTAAAAGCCGATAATCCAGTTAATGGACCAGATGATTTTTTTTGTATTTTTCTTAAAAGATTTTGAATAGTTTCTTCTTTTGCTAAATATTTTAAACTTAAATTAGCCTCTATATTGTTTAAACCTTGAGGTCTAGTATTTGCTATATAATCCCCACCAAACCAATTTGAGTTATTTGCTCTAAACGATACACTTGAACCATAAACAGGCGTAAATTTTTCTATCCCACCAGACACAAAAGTACTTGGGTGAACATAATCAAAATGTTTTTCATTTAAAGGATCTAGTGTTTGATAATACTCATTAATATAGTTTTCAAAACCCGCTCTTTCTGCCTCGTTTAAGGCATTAAAGTTTCTAGCCCCACTTGTTTTTTCATCGAAGAATGATCCAACATCTAAATCTCCTCTATACGTATCTCCTGGAATTTGACCGCGTTGTGTACGTATCCCTCTACCTGTGGATATAATAAGTTCGGATATTGTTCCATTAAAACCGTTTGGACCAAAACTACTATTAGCATTTCCTAAGAAAGTTATTCTTTGACCACGAGCGCCACCAGTTGGAATAAAACCAGTTCCACTATGACCCAATGTAAATCCTCCACCTTGTTGTTGATTTAATAAACTTGAATAAGGTAATTTTTCAATAACTAAATTTCTAAACTCTACAGCTGCTGAAGTTTTATTTTGATTAGTGGAATCACTTGTTATAAGATTTAGATCGAAGAAGTGTTTACTATCAGCCGCACCAGTTGCGAAATCTCTAAAAATAAAATGAAAAGGTGCAAACGTTGTTTGAGAAGGTAAAAACCTAGCTTTAAATTGATTGTCTGCTATATCTATTTGAACTTTTGCTTTATTCAAAGCGCCTGGATTCTGCACTCTCATTTCCCCACTCATAAAATAAGAAGCCCCATGTTCAAAACCTCTAACTTCGCTGTTTGAATTATTTCCGAATCTTACGGTACAAAATACTCTATCAAATGGATCTGAATTGCTTGCAGTTACTGATATTCTAAAAGCATCTCCACCTCCATCATCTGTTTGGACTATACCTGTTCCAGTTATAAGTCCTCCGGCTTGAGTAAAATCACCATTAGTAAAAAATTTATTTAATTGCATACCCCCAGGAGCCAAAAGTTCATTATTGCTTGCTGTGCCGCCACCTGTAGTTTCTATTCCTCTAAAATTTTTCTTACCTGTTGTGAAAAAATCATCTACAAAAAGCGCGTTTTCAAAAAGGGTGTTTCGTACTGGAATAATTGTAGGTTTTGATCCAGTAGCAAGTCCAGCAAAATTAGTAAATTCTCCAGACACTCCTGTTTCATGAGCGTTTCCACTAAATTTAGCGTTTGAAGATTGTAATAATTGTCTAAATCTATCAACCTTTAATCCTGCCCCAGGAAATTGTAGTTCAGCATATCCAGTTGACACTAAACCTGTCGAAACTGCTCCACCATTTTGATCTATACCTAAAGGATGAACAAAAGCAGAAAACAAATGATTCTTTTTTGCTGTTAAAGCTTGCCCCGTTATAGTAGCTCCATTAGTTCCTATACCAGTTTTATTTTCATAAAAAAATGTAGCTACACCATCTATTTCACCCAAGGAAACATCATCAATAAAATCAAATAATTTTCCTCCTATAAATTCATTTACTTTAAATTGACTTGAGTTAGATGACTCTCCAAGAGTTGAATTTGTTCCAACTTGGTTTTGTGGATTTATTGCTCCATCTGTATAATCAAAGTTATCAAAACTTACCATGGAATATATCTCAAATCCATTAATTGAATATATGCCTTTTGGTATATGATTTAAACTAGAACTTTCCCTGCTTTCGTTATCAAAATGCATAACAGAACCACTAAATAAAGCTGCAGGTCTATTATCTTTAGTTATAATTTCTCCACCACTAACTAATATTGGAAGTGTTTGTGTTCCTGTTGATATTATACTAGTTGCGGTTGTTTTTTGATTGTATCCAGTATAAGTGTTTACATCTATTCCTTGAGAAAAAATACCTGGCTCTGGTGCGCTTGGACCAGATCCGTCCTCATAAAAACTAACCTTTCTTTGATCGAACCAATCTATTATAACAGCGTTTTGATCTTCTAACGGCGTTTCTTGTCCCGGAGCGGATCCCCCATCAATTGACTCAGTTGCAAAATAAGGATTAACTAAAAATTCTTCTAAAGTAACATCCCAACTCCCAATGGCTTCTCTAAAGGAAATAGAAGTTGCATTTACAAAATTTCCTGTTACTCTAGATTGTTTGGATATTGTTCCGTTTTCATCAAAATGAAGAACCCCAACTTGCATTCCTTCAGTAAATCTAAAGAAACCCCCATCAGCTACAACAGTTCCACCTATTAAAGACCCAATAGATCCACAAAGTACTGGAAGAGCTTCACGACCACCAGTTTTAGCTATTCTACAACAGGCTCCAGTATAGTCTGGAATAATCTTTCTAAAACCATAAACGTGAGAAGATAAATTACTTAAATGATCTGGTAGAACATTAAGTCTTTTTTCTGCTATAATATTATTTTTATTATAATTAAATTTTTCTTGAAAACTCATTATGTACCAAATAGCGAACCAGCGATTCTTTGTTCTTCTTGAATTGTTTGTAGAACTACTGCTTTAACTTTTTCAGCAAACTCTCTTGCTTGTTTTGGTGTTTGTTCGCCATTAGTTGTAGCATCTACCGAAGCGTTACCATTACCATCTACGTTGACACTAATATTAACATCTCCCATTGTTGAATTATTATTTGTTGTGGTAGAAGCCAAGGATCCGCCGCTTCCTCCACCTACTGCGCCTCCGTTAGCAAATCTTAAATTATTTATATCTGTAAGTAAATCTTGACCTAGCGCAGCAGAAGCTGGAGCACTCATTACAAATTCACCAGCTGTTAACAAAGCATTTGTGTTACTATATGAAGAGCCACCATTTGCAAAAGAAAAAGTTGGTTCTCCTTGTTCATTTCTTTGAATATTGCTTAACGTACCAAGAGGAGTTGGTGGCGTCTGTACTGAATCTGTTTTTTGGAACATACTACCAACTAATGGTAATTCACTAGCAAAGTTTTTAAACCTTTCTCCTAAATTTAATTTATCACCAACATTTTTTCTTAAAAATCCTCCTATACCTCCAGCTTCTGATCCAATATCAGTCCCAAACAAGTTAAATGATTCTCCAAACAATTCTCCACTTGCAGCTCCACTAAATGCAGAGCTTACTAAACTACTCATAAATGCACCTTTTACTGCATTTCTTCTAGCATCTACTTGTCTTTGGTAATCCTCTGCAGCTCTCGCATCCTCTTGTCTCTGTGCTAATACTGTTTCAAAAGCTTGTTCTCTTGCTCTATCTAATTGTTGTCTGGCTGGAGATTGTCTCGCTCTAGCAAAACCAGTTAATCTTCTGCTTTGCGTTTCTAAATTAACACTTGCTCCACTTGCCGTAGCTGAAATCTGATCGGTTGCTCCACTAGTTGATCCTTGCATAGCAAACCTTAATAAATCTTCTGTTCCTGTTATTCCTTGGCCACCTCTAGCACTTGCTGGGTCAAAAAAGTTTCCACCTTCTTGATATTGTCCAATAAAACCATTATTCAATCTTTCTAAAAATTCTAATCCGTATTTATCAACAGCAGACTTTCTTACCACAAATTCTCCATCAGTTAATTTTGCCGGTACATCATCTTGAACTCCAGATCCACCACTTACAAGTCCTCCATTTGAGAAACCAAGTAAATCTCCAAGGAATCCAGTACTACCTTCCTCCCCAGTTCCAAATATAGATTGAGAAAGTTTTCTAGCTTGAATTTCTAAAAATTGATCTAATAAAGTTTGACCAAAAGCTCTTGCACCATCTTGCAGTGAGTCACTTAAACTTTTCGCACCTCTTGAAGCATCTTGGAAAGCTCTTGTTAAATTACTTGCAAAATTTTCTGGTATATCTCTGGATATGGCGTCTTCAACATCTTTAAGTCTTTGTGAGTTAATAATTGCGCCACCAGCTAAACCTTGCCTTCTTTTTAATTCAGCATTAATACCTTCTTCACTTTCTAATCTATCTGCTACAGCTTGTTTAGATACTTTTAATATCTCTATTTCATTTTGTATTTGTTCATTGATTTGATTTTTAATAACATTGTTATCTTTATCTAAAAGCAAAGAGGCTTTCTTTAAACTTATCTGATCGTCAATATTTTTGGTTTCTTTTTCCGCTTCTATTGTTTTTTGACGTAATTCTAAATTTAATTTTTCGTCAGCGTTTAAAATATCAAGTCTAAGACTTTTTTGTATTCCAAGCAAAGAGTTTTCAGATTCTAAATTTCTAGTAGCTGCATTAGAATTAACAGTTAATGTTTCTTGAAAAACTTTTTGTTTCGCATTTTCTGTTGATGTAAATATTTGTAATTCTAATTCTGCTGTGTTCTGTAGAACCCGAATCTTTTCTTTTTCTAACTCACTTAAACCTTCTATCTCTAGACTATTTTTAAGCTTAGTAATTTCTTCTTGTCTTCGTTTTTCTTCCGCTTGTTGTCTTGCTTTATCCGCGCTTATTCTGGTCTCTGGATTGTCTGGATCATCCAATAATAATCCCAATTGAGCTTTTGCAACATTTAAGTCCTCTTTTAACCCAGGTAATTTAGCTTTAGCTAAAGCCTGTGCAAATAAATCTGCATTAGTTGCTGCATCATTAATACCTTTTACTATTTCGTCTAGTTCTGCATTTGCTGTTTTACTATTACCTGCTATTTCTTCAAATTTTGCTCTAAATTCTTCAGCTTCAACTCCTCCTAAACCAAGTGCATCTATTATTGCTTCTGACGTGTTAGCTATGTCTTCATTTGTTTGAGATGTCTCTAAAAATGACTTTGCTAATTCCTTAACACTTTCTACTTGGTCTTCCACAAGTGTTTTTGATTTAGTAATACCTTTGATTTGTTCAAGAATATTAGTGTTTAAAGTTGTTTGTAGATCATTTCTTTGAATTTGTACATCTGCTAGATCTTTATCCTGTTGAGCTGATCTAGTTAAAAAATCTGCGCCTGTTTGACTTAAATTTATTGCCTCTCTTCTTGATTGTTCAAAAGCGTCATCAGCCGCTCTTGTTTCTATTCCTCGATTTAAAATTCTGTCACGTTTAATAGCTGCTACTGCATTTGTTACTGATGTTAAAATTCCAATGGTATTTATAGCAATATTTTCAGCTTCTTTTTTTGCTTTTTCCACTTGTTCTTGCAGCTTTTTATCCAAAGATCCAAGCAATCCACCAATATCAAATTCTGATGCACCTTCAAAAAAGAATAAAAATTTTTCTTTTGTTTCTGTGGATGCTTCGAATAATTCTTTAAGCTCTGAATCACTCATTCCGCCTGCTTTTAAAATTTGTATAGTTCTTGCGATAGTGTTTTGATTTTCTTCGTTTAATCTTGCAAAAGCTTCTGCTGATTCTCCTAGGGGAGCTCTACTGGTAATATCTCCTCTTGCCGATTGTAGAGCTACATTAAATAAACCTGCTTCATTTTGCAACATTCCAGCAGTGAATGGTGCTCCCGAAACTCTTCTATTTGGATCACCAAATTCAGCTATAGTATTAAAAGCATCTCGTCTTCTTAATAAATCTGCATCTACTCCTTTAGGTATATCTTCTTCACCAGTTAATTTTTGCAATTGTGTTCTTGCATCAATTTCTGTTTTTAGAGCACTAATTGCTTGTTGCCTAGCGCTTCTTAATGCATCGTCGTCCTCTAAACTTGCTAAATCTATAGAGGCTATATCTTCATCAAGTGATTGAAATTTATCTTTACTTTTTTCTATTGCTTTGTTTAAGGCTATAAACCCAACAACTGCGGCAGCTCCAGCTGCAAGAAATGGACCACCCTTTCCTAAGAATCCTGCTACGCTAGTAAGTCCTCCGCCAAGTTTTCCAAGAGCTCCACCCGATTTAGATAATCTTGTACCAAATTTACCCAAACTACCAAGTGCTCCTTTTAAAGGATCTTGAAGTAGTGCTACAGTTGATAAAGCTATTGCTGCTGACGTTGCAGCATCAATTAATATTCCAAATTTACCCCCAACACCTTCAGTTGCGCCTTGTAAAAATGTTAAACCTATCAATAATCCAGCAGCTTTCTCTGCTCCTACTTCAAATTTACCTCCAAGTTTTCCAACTTTCTTTCCAGTTTTTTCTGTTTCATTTCTGAAATCATTCATGAAAGAAAATTCTTGTTGTTGGAAGTTTGGTACAAATCCTGTAGATGCTGTTGGTATAGAACCATTTGGCTCATCTCTTGTATTGGTAACAGCTAAACCTAATGGGTTCATACCGTTTCTTAAACGACCATCTTGATTAATTCTAATTTGATTTATTGGTAATCCCGCAGCTTGCTCTCTAGCTATTGCATCCTCTAAACCTCCAAATGCGAAGTTTGGCACATAACCACTTGCCGCTGTTCTTCCTTGGTCTCTAAATATTTTTTTAGCAAAACTATCAATATTTCCTTTACTATCACTAGCTTTAAATTCTCCCTTAAATCTTGATGCTACTGCACCAAAAAGCATTTTTAATTCAGCTGGTGGGTTAACAATATCAAAATCTGCCCCACCTTTATCAACACCAGCTTGTTGTATTCCTAAAGCTCTAGCAACAGAAACCTCAAAAGCGGATCCTACCGCAGATTGTAAAGCACCAAAAGCTCCTCTTGTTCCACCACTGGCGAACATCTTTGATAAAGCTCCTTTACTAACTCCTTTTCCTCCAATGCTTTTGCTTAAAAAGTCTCCGTATCTTTTTGTGGCGTTTATTAAACCGTCTCTAACGTTTTGTTCTAAAAGTTCGTCTCTGGGATCAGCGGCTTTGTCTACGTTTTTAGGAATAATTGGACCTCTTATATTTAAGTTACTTAAAGTATATGGAATATTCTTTTTTCCTATTTTGAAACGACTATTTATTGGTCCTGGGTTAGATTCAAAATTTTTCCTAGGGACTAAAAATGAATAGCTTGAAGCATCTAATTGTGCTCTTTCTGCCTCTTTTTGTTTTTTTGATTTTGCTCTTTGTCCGGCTCTAGCTTGAGTTGCTGATTGGTTAGATAGCAAAAATTTTTCTGCGGCTTTTATATCTCCTTCTTTAATTTGTTTACCACCATATCTTGCTCCTAAACCTCGTGTAACAACACCACTAGCTCTTTGAAATGAAGTTCCTTTTGCAGTTCCAAAATTAAATTCAGCGTAGTTAGGAACATAACCCCCAGAAGCATTTATTTTTTTAGCTCCTCTAGGTAGACCCATTGCGGCCACCATATCACGATTAAAAATTGCGTCTCCTCCATTAGCGTAATTAGGAACATAATATTCACTAGTGTTAGCAATCATTGTTCCTCTTTGTCCTTTACCAAAAGCAAAATTTGGTATAGAAACTACCTTAGAATTTGTAGGAGCCCCACCTACACCTCTCTTAACATCTGCACCTTCAGCAATGTATCCACTTGCTCCTCTTTTAGTGCTTATGCCTCCTTCTCCACCTCTAAGACCTGCGCCAAATAAAGTTGGTGTTACAGCTTTAGCAATATTTTGAACTCTTTGTAAAGCTGCGGCTTGTTGATTAAACAAACTTAATAAAACTTGTTCTTGTGCAATTTTATCGCCTTCAAGTTTTAGTAGCTGTGCTTGTACAGCTTGATTACTTAATAATACTTGTAAAATTGATTGTTGTAATATTGCTTGTTCTTGAGATGCTTTATTAATACCCAAAAGGTTTTTCAAGGAAACAACTCCGAATTTAGCTAAATCAATAAATAATTTTATAAATACAGCTGTAATCAAAGCCAGTCCTGGTCCACTTAAAACATTACCAACACCCTTTACAATACCTCTAGCAAATTTGCTACCTACAGTTTCTCCTTCAAGAGCATCTGTAATGCTATTAACAAATCCAGAAATTCCTTTAAGTATATCGCCTGCTGCATCTGTAAATCCTAACTCTCCAATAACAGCAGATAGTTCTTGAGCACTAACTTTAACATTATTTATCAATGCTTCTAATGTTCGATTTAAAGCTTGATTTTTTCTATCTAATGAACCTACTGCAGTTTCTGAAACACCCAAGGCTTTTGCAAACTGACTTTGTCCAGAATTTAAATCTTCAACTAAACTAATTAAAATATCTCTTTGTCTAACACCAGCAATTTTTTCTAAAATTAAACTAGATGCCTCACTTCGTATACCCAGTTCGTTTATAACTTTAGCTAAATCTTGGAAAATTGGAATCGCTGCTCTTAAGTTTCCATCTGCATCGGTTACAGCGATACCCAAATCTCTCAATAGATTTAAATTATCTTTTCTTTGTACTCTAGCAAAAATAGTTTTAAAAGCATTACCAATAACAGCACCACCACGTTGTGTTCTTTCTTGAACGGTAGTAACAACAGCCAAAAGCTCATCAAATGAAACACCGGCAACACGAGCAGACGCAGAAGCACGTTCTAATCCGTTAATCAAATCTTCGGTGGAAACAGCAAACTTTGTATCAACCTCTGCTAATTTATCTCCTATTTCGGCAACAGTTAAACCAGCTTGAGCAAAACCTTTAATTGCAGCTGTTAAACCAGCAACAGCTTCTTGAGAGTCTATACCAGCAACACGAACTAATTTCAAAGATGTTTCAACTCTACTTAAAGTTTCTTCAACACTTAAACCTTGTCTCGCTAATTCCAAAGCACCCTCTGCAACTTGATCAAACGCGGTTCCTGTAGCTTTTGCTACATTAAATATACCTGTTCCAAATTTTTGTATCTGTTCTGCGTTTGCACCTAAGATTATATTAATTTTTGCAAATGTAGCTTCTACTTTTACTGTATTTTGAACTAAAGCAGAAAAAGCTTCATTGAGTTTATTAATAACAACAACAGATGCACCGAAAGCTATAACACGAGCGTTAGCTGCGTTTAATGATTTTTCAAATTCACTCGCTTGTCCTGTAATTTTACCAAGCGGTCTTGAGAGTTTGTCTAAAGATCTAATTCCACCACCAAAATCAACACCCTTAGCTTGTCTATTGATATTTCTAAGAGCAGCTTGTACTTTCTGATCCCTTGGGTTTAAATTTACATCTATATTTAGTGCCATCCTTTATCCTCTCAAAGTTAATTACACTTAAACAAAAAAAAACCCCTCACAAAGAGGGGCTTTGAAATAAAGTAATTTTATTATTGTGAGTCTGCTAATCCTGCATGTTCTAGTCTGCTGAAAGGTACAACACCATTTCTACCAGAGAAGAATATATTATTAGCAGTATCTTCCGGTCCACCAATTGATAATGAGAATGTCAAATCAACTGTTTTATTAGGTCCAATACTTGAAGTGAATGACTCAGAATCTAGTTTTAGATTTGTAAGTCTATAACCAGCTGAGAAAACTGAGCTTTGATCTCTAAATAATAGGTCAGCGTTAGCGATAAATGTGTCACTATCAATAACATCTGAAACAGCTTTTGTTTGAGCTTCATTCAAAATAGCGCTAACTGAAAGCGTTGGAACAATTGGGAAGTCAACCACACGAGCGAATGGGAAACGAGTTCCAATTCTTTCGATAGCTGTTCTTGACATTGGAATTGAAAGAGAAACACTTTGTACGTGAGCTGAGTCTGTTCCATCAATATCTGCAATTGATTTTGCATCTGCGTTACTTAAGGATAGAATAATATCTGAAGGTCTTAATGCTGTTGGCATATCTCCTGTAGTTCCACCAAATCCAGATGGAAGGGATACTCCCTCAAGCCCAACTTTATTTTCATCTGGTGCTCCACCAGCTGCAAATACAGATAAAGGTGTTCCTGCTTCTGGGTCAATTCCCACTCCAGATACACCAGTAAATCCTGTAATACCATCTTGAGATGCCATATTTCGTACACCAGTGTGGAATTCGATTCCAGCAGATGAATTCATGTTAGATGCTTCAAAAGTACATGTAACAGTTGGGAAATCACCAACAGCTGCATCTAATGTATAATCTGTCATGAAAGCATTACCAACACCAATAGCAGTAAGATTTGATGTTTGTGTAGATTTTGTATTAATGTCCTCACCTTCTGGTGCCGTTAAAATATAAAAATTAACACCTGTTGTAGCTTCAATCTGTCCAGATATAAAACCTTTTGTAGGTGAATTTAAATTTGCTGACTTAGCAAAATTCAAAGCCTCTTCATTAAATCCATCACTAAGCAAGTAAGTCAAATCAATTGAAGCTGTCGGCGCCTCCAAGATGATGGAGTCAATACGAGACAACTGGCCAAATTGGTTAACATCTTGACGAGCAACATTAAATGAATAATTGGCTGATTGAACTCTCTGAAGTTGTTCGTGCCCTTTTATGCCGGTGGATTTTACGTTTTCACTAACATAAATAGCTTCTGATTGATAAATAATTCTATTTCTTGCCATAATTTTGTATTATTGTTTACAGTTTAAATTTCTATTTGTGAAATCAAGCCCTAGGAAATCTTGCGATTTGTACATCGAAGTCTATGAAACCAACTTTCAAGTCCCCTGGTAAAGCGTTTTGAGCCCTTTCTGAGAACTTTGATGTGCTAACATTTTCAATGTTAAACACGGTGTTTTGATCTGACACAAGTTGATCATAACTGTAGTAACTTGTTCCACTAAGTATGTGAGATTCTCTTGGATTTGTTTTCTTTAATCCACCATATTCGGTTGATGGATGATCCTCAAAGTCCACTTTTCTTATTGATACATAATTTGAATCTGTGAATATTGATAGTATCCCATCTAATTGATATGAGTTTTCTGCCAAAACTACTGCTTTAATAGTTGTACTTGTCATATCTTCACCACCCAAAGCAAAAGGTTCATTCTTTTGATACTCTGAATTTATAAATACAGCTGGCACAACATTATCATAAGGTTTTACTCCACTTCCGAAATCACCATATCTACTGTTTAAAATAAATTTATTTTCTACAATTAAATCTTCTTCTGTTTCGTCTGTTAAATACACATTAAAATCTTTAACTGCAAATTCTCCAGTTATAGTTGATCCTGTAGTATATTTACCAAGTTGTTCATCATTGCCAGTAACTAAAATTCTACCGTTTTCATAATCTATTACAAAACCAGTGCCTGGCACGCCCGTTTGATTTAAGTCAAAAGTTACATCTCCCTCAACTTGATCTCCAAAAGTAACACCCTCAAAAGATGTGTTAATATCTTGATTTACATTAGAAATTGTATCAGAGCCCTCTCCAGCTACTTCGCTCTTTGTTATTCTCCAATACGGGTCTCCCAGTGGATTATATGATATAAAACAGCCAGTTCCACTAGCTCCATGACCACCAGTATAGTTAAAGAAGTTGCCTATTTTTGCTCCACCTGCCCCAGTTGCTTCTGTTCCAGTCAAAGTCGTTCTTCTATATATTCCATTACAATCATTTAGTAAGTTACCAGATTGACTACCATTAATTCCAGTTATTTCTAAATCAAAATCGGGGCTTGAAAGTATATTAGGCGTTGTACTTAAACCAATCCCAGTAAGAGAACTATCATTCACAAGCTGTTTATATTCACTAGCAAAAGCCAAAAATCCGCTAGGTAGTCTACTATCATCAAAATAATGAAATACTCCAGTTTTGTTAGAGAAAGATTCACCTCTTTTAAGCAAATAATTATCAAACCAAAGCATAAAGCTGGTCATGAGTTCATGTTTAAATTGTGGCTTCATATAACTTGACGTTCTAGTTTTTTAAATTTTTTACTATATTTGTTTATTAATGCAGAAATATATTGCGTGTTCTTAAACTTTACACCTGGTCTGACCACTTTATTAGATTGTATACCAAAACCAGACCTACTACCTTTTGATTTTTTAAGAAAATATCCTAATCCAGATATACCCCTCTCTATACCTTGAGCCCAACTTCTACCCTCAAAATAAGGTAATGGCGTTATAGCGAATATCTCTTGAGCTGTTGGTAAAGTAACTGTATATCTAGCTTTTAAACCAGATGATGTGGATAGATTTATACTTGTTGATAGAAGCCTATCTAATATTGGTTGTATTGGATCACTACCCTTATCAAACCCTATAAAAGAAAAAAGATTTGTTATTCCGCCCAAAGTTCCACTTGAATTTGTTGATTCTACACCCCTATTTATTTCTATTGTTACGGGGTGTTTTAAAAACTCTTGAATCATTTCTTTTTTTATTTGCTGAAAAGACCTGTTTACATCTGCCTTCAGAGCTGGTCTAGAGGCTTGTAATAAATTTTTTTTTAATTCATTTTGTAACTCTGTAACTAATAATGACATTATTCTTCGATTGGTCTTAAATAAAAGTGGTAGTATTTTGGTCCGAACATACCAGTTGGGCTTCCTCTACTATTAATAGTATACTTTCTACCCTCAAATTCAACCCTTTTAGCTTCTTTAAGGATTTCATAACCAGCATTATCCACCGTTATTCTTACTCTTCCTTTTACGTAATCTATACCTAGTTGGCTGTTTATTTGCCCATCTGATAAATTTTCGTCTGTTATTTCTTCGTACTTAATTCTAGCTTTTATAGAATGAGATACTTTTGTTACTGTTGTTGACTTGGAACCAGTTTCTGTTCTACCGTAAATTCCGTTGTATGTAGAGCTCGCAGATATTAAAACTTTTTCACCTTCCTCAAAAACAGTTATAGTTCTGGCGAAGGTTTCATGTATATCATCTATGATTTCTTGTATCTTTGTTTTTTGTGTATCTGATATTAATGATGTAGCCATGTACTTTTTTACACTTTATGTGTAAATAAAAGAAGGTATAAGGTATGGATGCTGAAAAATTTTTAAATGATCGGGCAGATCACCACATAAGGTATTTATTTAAAGCTTTCTTGGGAATCATGGAAGATTTAAAAAATAACCACGAAGTTAATTTTGAAAAGCTATACGACAACATACCCGAAGAACACCACTCTTTATTAGAAATGGGCGATTACTTCGACGAAAAATACTATAATTTATACAGAAAAAAAGTATTGGATATTGGAAATTCTGTTTTGCGAGAGTATAATAATGAGTTAGAGAATCTAACTGTAGAATTTAAATTTAATAAATAAAATGCCAAACAGACCACAAAAAACTAAAAAAATAATTTACAAATTTTCTGTAGATAAAAAGACAACAGAAGAGGTAGAGAACGTTAGAAAAAATAAAGAAACTGGTGAGGAAGAAAAAGTTATCACCAAAAAACCTGTTAATAAGCCTGTTAAGTTTGTTGTTAAAAAACCATCAAGAAGATTGGTTGATGAGTCAGAAGTTTTTTATTCTGTGGAATTAAGTAAATGTATCAAACAAGGTATTGTAACAAAAGCTATGTTACAAAAAAAGTATGCTGATACTGGGGGTTCTTTAACAGAAGATCAAAGTAAAGAGCTATTGAGAGCCGTGAAAAGAAGTAATGATATAGCTTCTGAGTATCAGTTAATTAAAGCAGTTAAAGGTAAAGAAGAAGAGGCTCAAAAACTAGAGGAAGAACTTCTTGATCTACGTAAAAGAATGATTGATTTGGAGGCTACTATTCAAACAGAATACCAATTTACAGCAGACTCCAGAGCTGAAAGAAATTTAATACTTTGGTATGTTATTAATCTTACTAGAGTTGTAGAAAATAAAGAAGAAAAGCAATATTTTGATGGTATTGATTTTGATGAACAATTAGAAGATTTATACAAAAAAGATGAGAGTGATGGTTTTGATGCAGAGGTCTTAGATATTTTGTATAAGGTTGTTTCTTACTGGTATTATAATCAAAACCTATCTGAAAAAGATATTGAAAATTTACTAAAACAAAATGAAGGATCATGATTATTCTGATCTGATTTTAGATGTATTTCACGAAAAAACTGTTTTTGAAGCTAGTTTTGGTTTTGTTTATATAAAACATCATACCCAATCTACCATTAACAAAATCTTTAAGAACGAGCAAAAATATAGAATAGAAGCTGAAAAAAGAGGGTTGCAATCAGAAAAGCAATCAATGATGTCCTTAAAATTAGATGGTCTTTGGACTGATGAAGAAGAAAATAGTTTACAAAACAAACAAACATTTGTTGATAATTTAAAAAAATCTTTAAGCAAAATTCAATTACCGTCTCAACGAGATGAGCACAGAAAGCTAATCAATAGAGAACAAAAAAATCTTTTTGAATTAGAGTCTAAAAAAAGAGAACTTATTGGAATCACTTCTGAGAGTTATTCTAAAAAAAGAGTTAATGCTGAGTTTTTAAATTCTATAACCTTCATGGATGAAGATTGTCATAAGCCTTTTTTAGATGATATGATTTATGATGACACAGAAAATCAAAATGAAATCAGAGGCATACACGAAAGCTTTATGACTAAGTTTAGTGACGATGCTATTTCTAGAGCTGTTTTATCACCATTCTTTTCTCCTTACTTTGGTTTTTCTAAATCACCGGATATTATTTTTGGCAAAGCAATGATACATATGACAGCGTATCAATTAAAAATAATTAATTATGCTAAAAACTTTTTAAGTATATTTGAAAACTGTCCTAAGACAATACCATCTCATGTCGCAAGAGATCCAGAATTACTAATTGAGTTTTACGACAGCGTAACTAACGAAAAGAGTAAATCAAAAGCTAGAACTGGAGAGATGGGTGGTAGAACTATGGTTGGTGCGACAAAATCAGATATAGAACAATTAGCTCACGATGATGAGGATGGAATTAATTTATCCGATGCTGTAAAGGCTAAAGGTGGTCACATGAACATGCAAGACTTAATGAAACTACATGGGGCTTAAGCACCTAAGTTACCGCTTACTTCAATACCACCAACTTGTCTAGGTGACCCTCTGTAAACATTATATTTGTAAACTAAATCATCTATTCTTTCCTTAGAATCATTAGCAAAGCCTCTATAAAGTTTTGACACCTCATTTTTGTTGGTAAATGTTATGCTGTTATCACCATCTTGCACGCTAATAATATTACCAGCGTTATCATTTACTATCTTAATTAAAGCATTTCTAGCTTGCTTCTTGTAGTAGTGATGTAGATATAACTCTTTGTATATATCTTTTTCTTCTTGATTGAAGTCTGTTATTTCTCCAGCTACACCAGAGAACTGCGTATTTAACAAAGTGTTAAGTGCGCCCAAATTTTCATTCAACCAACCAGAGACACTAACTAGTGTTACTCCAGTTGAGTCAAGCTCGTTTTCAAATATATCTTGTGCTATTCCAGAAATTAAACTCATCTTTTAAGGTATTCATTAGTTATTACACTAATTAACCTATCTCTGTCAAAACTAGGATTAAAACCTAACCTTGCGGCTGTTTCTTGTAATTCTGACAAAGTTTTACCTTTTAGTTCTGCTTTAAGTGAGTCTAAACTTTCTGTGTCTTTGAATGTGTCTAGAAGGCCGTTAGAGCGTTCTTTTTTTGTTATTGATACATCCGGTCCAGCATTTGTGCTAGCCCACCCTCTGAAGGCTCTCATAAGCTCTTCTTTTTGATCGTTAGGGTCTGAGTAAGATCTAGCTGCTACTTTTTCAGTAAGGGCACGCATTTGATCTCTAGTCATGTTTTCTAACTTCTTTTCAAATATTTGAGCATTAGCTGTTCCGTAAGGGCTTACTCTATCAATACCAAAGATTTTTTCTTTTTCTTCTATCAAATCAAGATTATCTCTTTCTTTGCCATCGGCATACTCAAGATTATCTAATTGAGCTTCTTCTTCTATCATCTCTGACTTTATATCGTATAAACTTTTATCTTCTGCCATAATATTATTATAAATTAATTTACACTTTTTCAAAAAAAAAGGCCACTCCGAAGAGTGACCTTAAATTTGTTCGAATGATTGAAATTAAACAATGATTCCGATAAGAGCACGATCATCAACAACGATACGACCTTCTTCGAGTGAACCGAAGTAACCGATCTTGTTTTGACGAATGCTGTACTGATCATCAGCAACCAAGTTAAACTCTCCACCATTTTCAGCATCAGTAGCTACTGGACGTAGTAATGACTCGCGTGAACGATCGATACCGATACAAATTTCTTCTGCATCACCGTCGAATGTTGCATTAGCGTGTCCACCAACTGTAGCAGCGTCTCCACCAGCTCGTAAGTAATTTGTACTTGCAGCGGCTGTGTCGAATACTGTGTTGAATTTTTGGCCTACACCAAGCTCATTTAACTCAATGATATTGATACCGTAGAACTCTGGTGCGCCAGCTGCGTTGAATGCAGTAGCTGCGATATCTGGATGTGTACGAACACTAGCATCTGGAGCGAACGCGTTACTTGGAGTTCCAGCGTCAGCAGCTGTCGCAGGAGCAGTCTTAGTATTGATTGGGTTGTATGCAATAGCGCGTAACTCTTCAACGATCTCTGGAGAAACAACAAGGTCTGTGATACCTTTTCCTTGACGTACGTCTGGAGTACCACCAACGAATGATGTTACGATTCTCTTTGAGCGTGTCAAAGCAGCATTTAAGTCAGCAAGGACTAAACGATCTTTTGCAGCTGAGAAGAATACGTGTTTTGTTGAGTTTGTTTCAGCGCCTGCTAGAGCTGTAAGTAAAACACTTGCAGAAATGTTGTTTTGCTTCAATAAGATTTCTTGAGCAACACGAGTCATTGTTTTTGCAACAACATCCATACGTGATTTAGCTGCGTAGCGACGATCGAAGCTAACTGCTGAATCAAGTGAATATGTAGCAACTTTTAACTCAGATGAAGTTGGAAGAACCTCTGAAGTTGGCAAACCACCTGCGCGTGATTGTGAGTATACTTGAACGTAATCAGTGTCGGATACATCGTGATAAAGATCTAAAGGAATAGATGGATTATCGTCAGCATTGTACTGAAGACTTGTGAAAAGGTTTGATAATGCTGGTGCATTGTTGATAACCTCTGCTAGAACTGGCCCGATGAATTCTGCCAAAGCTGTTTGAGCTTCGAAAGCAACATTTCTGTTCTTAGAAGCCATAGCTTTAACTAGTTCAACTTGCTCTGGAGTTTGTTTTAAAGTAAGTTTCATATTTTAATTTTTCCTTTCTTATAATTGTACAACAACGAAGTCGCCAGCAAATTGATCTGTTATTCCACCTTGAGAGGTGCGTACACCAGTAGCGAGAACTTTACCGAAGACTGTTCCCTTATGTGAAGCTGAATCACCGACAGTTAGCGTGTGGAAACGACCTGTGTTAGTGATAGATGCACCAGAAATTTGTCCTACAGTAGTACCGATAACTAATCCTTCACCAATTGTGAAGTGGTTAACAGCAGCACCGCCACCAAAACCGCTATTCGAAATAGTGAAGATACCCTTTGTAGCAACAGGAACTGCTTGTCCTGGTAATACTGCTTGAGCTTCTTCCATTTTGGTTTTGTTGTATAAAAGTTTTTCTCCATTTTCGTCTTCTTTGGCTGTTTGATTAAGAGTAATTCCGAAAGGAATATCTCCTGCACGTGCACCAGAAACAGTTAAATCAACTGTTGGGTACATTGAGCCATTCACGTGAGGGTAATCTGTCTTACCTAAATACGAATCAGTTCCATAGGTGATTGTATCGTTAGTTAGATTACCGTCTGTGATTTTAACGAAAACACCATTAGAACCCTCGCCATCTTGTGTGATGTTATCGAGGACAACACTAGAATTCAAAGCAAACATGTTTACAACATCTTGCTCGTCATATTGTCTAAAAGGTAATAGTCTTAATCCCATAATATTTTGTTAGTTTTAAATGTTTTAGTTATGATAATATGTTATCTCTTGAGAAAGCCTTTGCAAACTTTTCTCGTAATGACTGAGGCTCAGTTGCAACAACATCATTGTTATTAGGTACTGATGCTTCGTTTACCTCAGCTTGATCTAAAGCGTCTTCAACCGAATCTTCTGAATCAGATTCTTCTGATGCTTCAGATGTGTTTGAAATTCTTTTTTCAACCTCTGCATCAATGCGAGCTTGAATTTCGGCTTCAATTTTTTCTATATTAGCTTTGCTCTTTGAAGCCCAGAAAACCTCTAGCTCAGACTTGAAGGAAGCATAAGCTTCTTCAGACTCATCTAAGTTTTTAATCTTTTCGGCTATGAAAGTAGCATCGCTTTCCTCGAGATTGTAGAGAGAATCAACTTCTTCCATTCGAGCGTTAAAACGAGCCACAGCCTCTTCTTGTTTTTTAGCTGCTTCAAACTCGTTGATTTTTTCTTGTGCGGTTTCCAGATCACTCTTTAAACCGTCAACAGAAGCTTTGAGGTCTTCGTTAGCTTTTACAATTTCAGCTTCGTGTGTTTCCTTAGCTTCTAAAGAAGCTTTGTACTCTTCATCTTTTTGCTTAATTGCATCTGCGAACGTAGAAGTCATGCTTGCAACAGCCTCCTCGGAGAATTTCTTCTCAACAAGAGAGTCTTTTAGTTCTGATAATAGCTTTTCTAAGTCCATAATTTTATTATTGTTTACAATTTTTTTTAAATTTTGTGAAATTTCGCTAGATATTTTTTCTAAGCGGTCAGAAGCTTTTGATTTTTCTTTAACTTCTTTTGTTTCCTGGTCTCCAATGACACCCTTAACATTCGCTGCTGGTTTCATAGTAAAACCTATACCTAAAGGATAAACCTTACCTGTTATTAGTCTGTATATTTCTTTACCTTCTTCATCTATACCTTTGCCCCCAAAGCCCCTTAACATGCCTTTCATCTTAGATATTTGGTCTGGGTCTGATATCACTTCAGCGTCTTTTAAACTTTTGCTTCCAACTGCTATATTGTATTCGCTAAATCCAACTTCCCAACTCGCTGATATCATACCATGCATTTTGTTTTCTGGGTCTGTGCTGTCTTTTAAACTTTCAAAAAATTTTCTATTTGCAGTTTTATAGACCACTGCACCTAAAGCAATATTAAAAGGTTTTGTTTCTGATTCTGGTACATCATCCAATAATTCGTTGGTTTCTCTATCACTAAAACCAGCGTTTACTATGTGCCCCACGATTTTATTTCTGTCGTGTTCTATATTTGTAGGCTTGTGTTTAAACTGATCTAATGATTCTCTAGCTGTCTTTGTGCTAATACCATCGCCATTTTTGTTAAACTCATTTACCACAGCCGCATTAAAAGCGACACCCATTAGGTCTATGTTCTTTTCTAAATCAACCTCGTTTGGAATCAAAGGTTTTAAATTTTCTAAGTTTGCTTTAGCTAAAACGGCATTTTGTAAAATATCGCTAGCCTTAACTTGAAATTCAAAAGTAGTCGTATATTTGTAATTAGCCATTATTTCAACATATCTCTGATACGTTCTGCTTGGCTTGTGTGCATTTTTACCGCACTATCCAATTCACTCGCTATTTTATTTAATTTTTTTTTAGTGTCTGTTGGCAATTCTTCTGCAGCTTTAGAAATTTTAACCTCTTTTGGATTATCGATTTTTTTCATATCATCTTGAGGTGCTAATTCTACTTTCTTTTGATTATCTTTAGATAAAAGATCTTGCGTTACAGCTTCAGATTCCTCCTTCATTTCTTCATCCGTTAACTTGCCATCTTCTTTCATTTTCTTAAGAATAGCTTTTTGAAGAGCTGGAGGTAATTTTTTCTGTTTCTCTGTTAGTCCGCCCTTACCCATTTCATTAATCATAGCTCGCATTTTGTCATATTGCATCCCACAAGCTTTCATGGTTTTTTCTTCGTCCATACCAGTTGTGTCAACTAACTCCTTGTCTTCCATTGCACATACACTCATAAACGATTTGTACATTCCTTCTTCTTCTTTGCTATATTTTTTAGCGATAGATACTTCGACTTGACCATTTGATCGATCAATTTTTGACACTAGTGGATTTTTAATTTCTTTCATTTGAATGGTATAATATTGCTGACGGATAAATTTCTAATTTGTGAGAATCTGAAATTTCAAGAACACCTTCTAGTGCGCCTAAACTTTCAATGTTTGTATAGTCCTTTACACAAGAAATTATTTTTTCGTCCCAATGTTCTTTATCGGATCCGCAAACCACAGCTTCGCACAATTTATCTATCATTTCTTTTTGTACTTTTGTTAGTCTTTTTTTGTTAATTTTTTCTTTCATTTTAGCTGTGGCTAGTTTATGTAGCTTCTCTACATCTACTATAACATCTTGTATATTTGCTCTAGAAAATACATCTCTTTCAATAGGTCTTCCAGGCTCACCTGGTACTTTTTGTTCATCAGCTGGCTCTACAGGAGCATCATCTTCTATCATTGGAATACCGCCTACAATAGGGTTAAAATAGCCCTTTTTGCGTTGCTCTACAAATTTATCTTGAGCACCATCTAATGATTCAGCGTCTGGGAATCTACCTGTTTGTATAATTTCCATACCTTGTTCTGCTGTTACTATTCCAAGCTCCATTAATCTAGTTGCGACTCTCATTAGTTGAACTTCATCTCTTAAATCCATCTCTTGGAATCTAACTGTTGGATAAGACCTAAATCCTAAATCTTTTGATATTCTTTTTATTTCTGGTTGTAAAAAATCGTTAATAAAAGAATCTCTTGCCTCTTTTAGCCTATCTAAAAATACTCGAGCTTTGATTTGCGCCCCATTGTATTTATCATCGTTCAATATGATGTTTTGCAATCCTTCTTTAATATCTTTGTTGATGACTTCGTATTTTTGCGGGCCTACTACTCTATTTAAATCTGGTATAACAAAATCAGCTTTTGTTGTGTGATCCGAAACCAATACTCTACCAACAGACTCATTTTGGAAAAGTTTTTGCATAGCTCTTAGGTTATTGTGGTTGATGCCACCTTTATCTGGCTCTGCACCCATAGTTATCATTAGAATCACATTTTCTACGGTTCTCATGATAGCTTGATCCATTTTCTTCATTTCCATTTTTGCATTGATATCTTCTAACACTGGATAACCAAATGGAATCGCAAAAGGCTCGTAGTCTTGTTTTTTATAAAAACTATAAGATAATTTTTCATTATCTAGATTGATTTTTAAACCATCTTTAAAATAAGCGCCTGCTAAAATATCCTTTTGAACTTGTGCTGGTAAACTTTCAAAAACCTGTTTATCATAGTCATTCTTAGGATTTTTTAATCTTTCCATATCAAACTCCGAAAGTATTTTTGCATAAGCTCCTCCCTCTGAGCTAAATATGGTGCTACGTTTTGCTACAATATCAAATGGATTTAATATGATATATTTTACGGGAAACTTATTCTCATTGGGAGTTTCAACATAATTTTGTGCAAACTTTCTATAGTTTTCTATGTTGAACTTACCATCAACTCTATAAATAAAGATATTACCACTTCTGTAATACTCTCTGAAATACTGATTCTTCAAATCATAAAGTCTTATTCTGTTAAAAAGTTTTTCAAAAAATTCTCTAGACTTTGCTGTGCCACCCTCAAGATAATGTGTGGTGTTAGCAAACTCAGACATCATGTCAATAGTATTTCTAAAAATGGGAACATTTGCATATGCCTTTTGACACAACTCTATCGTTTCTCTAACATTTATGCCGTCAGACGCTATTTCATAGGGCAATAGACCTTTTCTAATTTGTGAGTATCTAGCTATAGGTGCTTTGATAGCTGATCTATTTATCCTACTTGTTTGTCTCTCTGTTGGTAAGCCAGATAAAGAATCTGATCTCGAATAAGAGGCTTCAGATATATGAAATGGCTCCCCAGCTGATACTGGCTCCGTTTCTTCTTCTTGAAAAGATGCTTGTGCTCTTTGATCGAATTTTTTCCAGTAGTCTGATTTTTTAGTATATTTTCTAGGCATAACTTATATTATAAAGTTCTTTACACAAAGTTAAAGTTAACTTTGAACTTTTAATTCAAAAACATTGGAGTAAACCCAATATTTTCTTCTTTTGGTGTTTGCATCATATCGTAATACATATTAACTCCCCAGTACCCTAGCAACAAAGCGGAATAGGAGTCTTTTCTGGTTCTGTCTAAACCCTTTTGTCTTTTTAAGTTGCTTGGTAAATCAAAGCTTTGCGTGCCACCAACAGATGTAGATACGTTGATTAAAGCACATTCAGCTTTTGTTAAGTCAATCATATCTTTCTGATGCTCTATAAAATCAATCATTTTTGCACCAATGTTTTTTTCTTGTTCAGCGTGCCTAGAAAATTTTAAATTATTTATTGGTATTTTTTTATTTTTTTGAGTCGCATAGTTATCATCCATAGCCGATGATGCAAAATACATTTTTTTGTGATCGAATGCTGATTGCATTAACTCATTAGCGTATCTAATCCACTGAGTTGTTGGTTTTCTAAGGTGACAGATAACATTTGTGGTTTTGTTGTATTGCTTTCTGGCCTCTTTAAGTGCACCAGAATAGTTCTTCAAATTATCAAAATCTGCATCAAATGTACCCACTTTCATATTAGCTTTCTTGAATAAATCACTTTCATTACAAGAATTTAAAAATTGCACACCTCCGTTGTAATCCCCAACAATCATCACAATATTAAAATGCTCTAAAACATATTTAAAATACTCCATATGTTTTTTTAAGTTAGTTCCAGGTAGTGCATAGCTATGTACCAAAGTTGACTTTTTTGTATCTTTATCTAACTTTAAAACTTGTATCGCAAAATCGTCAGACGACTCTGATTCAGACCAAGATGGGTCAAAAGCCATGATGTATTCAGCGTCATTATCTCCAGCTACCTCAATACAAGGAGACTCTCCATCTGGGATAGTGCAATCAGCCATTTTACTTATCTTGAAGTATCCTGCGCTATCATCGGTAAATATCGCATTGAACTCTCGATCAATTTGTGATTGACTCATGGATCCTCTTGCCTGTGTTATTAGATTTTCATCATACAAAGCTTTTGGTGCCGCATCGTAACTAAAATGCATAATACATCTTCTACCTTTATCATTAGACTTTGGATTGTATATCATATTTTCATATGACTGATAAAGTTTATAAAGATATTCAAATTTATAAGAAGCAGATGACAATCCTATCATTTTATTACTTGGCCACTCAGTTCTTTCATCTTCTGTCATTTTTCCTGCTGCTATCATTTTATCTTCAGCATCTTTTACTTTCTGCCTCTCTGTTGGGTTCTCCACAACAGCTAGGAAAGGCATAATAACCTCATTGTAGATTTTTTCTGGCATCAAAAGCAACTCATCAACAATAATTCTCTGGAAACGGAAACCACGAAGTTTTTCACCATCACCTAGTGGTAAAGCAGTTATACGACTTTTACCTATCTGCATTGACCATTCATCATTAGACTTGCCAACCTTTGTAATGCATTGTCTAAAAAGTTCTGCTTTGCTGTCAGAAGCTATGTCTTCAATTTTTCTAAAAATCATTTTAGATTGTCGAAAAGACTTTGATATGATTCCTATATGCACCCCTTGGTTTAAACATGCGTCTAAAAGCGCAAAAATGCCCGTAGAAAACGATTTTGACATACCACGAGACCATATGCCCAAAAAGTAATCATTTTCCATCATGGCCTTTACAGCCATGTGTTGAAACGGAAATAGTTCTATACCAGTGAGAAGTTCTGTGGTAAATGTTATATTTTCTCTTAAAAATTTATACAACCAATACTTTGCTTTGTTATCTTCAAGATAACCTTCAAGCTCTAGTATTTGTTTGTTTATGTCCTCCTTTTGCAGAGGTTTTTGATTACCTTTTTCCCAAGACATTTTCGTTATCAATATAGTGTTGAATATCTGTTTCCCAAAGTTCGTTTCCTAAACTTAGTAATTTAGGTATTATTAACTCACTTTCGCTCCTGTCTTTTGTAAAAACAAATTGACAATTTTTATTAAACTCATGTTGCAGTTTTACCATGTTGGAAAACGCCCATTTTAAAGTTGATATCCTCTTGCCAGGAAAATAGTCTTTGTATATGTTGCTAACAGTTTTTTCTACAACTATATACATATAACAATCAACTTCTATGCATCTTTGCATTTCTTTTCTAAATCTTTCGAATCCCCTACCAAATGTTCCTATAAAATCTGTAGCGCTTTTTCTATCAACAAAGGTATTAGTAAAATCATCACCAGATAAAGTATAATCACCAAAATCTAATTTTAGTTTTTCGGAGTCCTTAAATTCTAAAGGTTGTTGCTCTCTAGTATCTATAAATATTTTTTTATCATAGTTTTCGAAAAATTTTTTTGTTAAACCTTTTGAGAATATTGGTTTTGTTTTAATTTTCTTACAAGCTTCAGTATAACTTCCAAAATACTTTATATAGGTGCTTGTTTCTGGCAACTTGCTTTTGTAAAGCTCTAAATAACAGGGTGCACACGACCAACCTTTGTTTTTTATTCTTTTGTCTAAAACCTCAAGTATGTACTCCTTTACCTCTTCTTCTTCCGCCGTATCACACCATTTTTTTAATTGAGCTCTTGTAGCAAAGTCTGTTTCAAAATATTGTTCTTTATTCTTAAATTGTATTGGCGACCCAGTAAGTTTATTTACTCTGGGATAAAACTTGACGTAATAATCAGCAAGATAGTACCCATGTTTTTTAATATGAGCATGTAATTGTTTTTCTGAATCAAACTCTTCAGAACATATTTTGCATTTATAAGACATCGTCTATTCCTATACCTAAAACCCTAGCTTTCCAAGCAGTCATACCCTCAAGTCTTTTAGCTTCTTCAGCTATTAGTTCTTTTTGCATATCCGCTATTCTAACCATGTTTTCTCTCTCCTCTTCCTCTTGAAACAATTGAACTATCGATAAAAAGGATGCGGACTCTTTTTGTTTATTTTTCATCCGCTCACCACGGTCTCCTTGAAGTTTTTTTGTTAAATTTTCTATTCTGCTTTCGCACTGATGATACTCAGCGCTTTTAGCTTTTATAATTTCTGCTAACCTTACAGTCATTTCATCTTGGTCGTCTGCAGATTCAAACATATCGTTTAATTTTTGTAAGTGAGATGTTATTAGTTCTAAGTTTATTATTTCCTTACAAACATTCATATAAAGATTTAATTCATCGGGTGTTAAATCTGGTTTATCCCAAGTTAGCCTAATAAACTCTTGTTCAAAAAGTTCTTTATCCCTAATACTCATGTAGTTGTTTACAATAGCTATAAATCTAGAATTGTTTAAATTAACCTTTAATTTTTCACAACAAGTCTTTTGAGATCTTGAAAGTTTATCTTCTTCTAAACCTATACCAGTAGAATCATTAATTTTTTTAATTATGCGAGAAATGGCTTGTGGAGCGCTATAACTAGACGTTGGCTCTTCTTGCTCCCTCATTAGTTCGGGGTCTTGTTCATTCATAAAATTATGAACTGTTCTTTGCTCTTTACTTAGCTTTTTTGTGTCCAAGCCAAATAATTCTTTCGCTATCTGTAACGAAGACCACTGATCTTTCATTCTTTCTAAAATCAAGTTTTTTTGATCTTCATTAAGTTCAATGTCATCTACTTTAGGATGTTTACTTGTTTGTGCTTTTAAGCCATTCTCCGCTAAAAATTTTATTACAGATCTGCCTTCTTTACTTCTGCCGTCTAAAGACTCATCGTTAAAAATAATTTTGGTCAATGAAGATATATCCATATTATCTTTAAAATTTTCTAAAATCTTGTCTTTTTGTTCTTGTGTTAATTCTATCATATTATATCCTTGTTGTTCAGTATTTCACGAGCCTTCTCTTGAAAGATTTTCCTCAAATTTTTAATTTGTTTGTATCCTGCTGTTCTTTTCTTTTCGTTGGTCTTGTAGCCAAGATATTTGGCAACTTGCTCCTCTGGAATGTTTTCCAGGAACAGCATCTTAAAAGCTATGTATTTCTTTTCTGGTAAAATAGCTTTCATTTCAATAGAAAGTTTGCTTACTGCATGTGTTATGTCATTATTGTCGTCTTCTCGAGCAGTCACCTCGTTTGTGTGATTTTCTATGGTAACAGCTAATTTAATATCATATGCACTTTTTTTCTTTTGCTCCCACTCTTTGTATATTAAGCATGATGAGTTTTGTTTGTTATCTTTTGTGATAGCGCACCCATCACCATTAATAGCGTGCTCACACCTTAAACATGGTCTTGCATAATTTCCATAATAATTTCTAAGCAAATTTTTAAATTGATTAGAAACCACTCTACTTAACCAAGGTTCAATTGGTTTTGTTTGATCCCACATATGCCACTTTTTGTATATGTGCGTCATTATAACCTGCTTAATGTCGTCGTAATCAACAAATGGAATAGCATCTAAATCCCATTTATTTCTTTTTTTTTCGACTGCAGTTTCTATTTCAGTTAATTTATCTTCAAACCTAAACATTTTTCTCGTCAATAAAGTCTTGTACACTTCTTTTTCTTCTACGAGTATGTCTTGGCGTATTATGACCACCTAGTTGACCGAGAGTAAAACTTGCTCTACTGTCAAATAAATCAACATCATATTCTAATTTAGAGATGTCTGGCACGTGCTCTGCATTTGTATAGCCATCTCTATCCTCTTTAACTTCACTTCTAGACACTTCTCTAGTTAAAGGTCTAGATTCGTTAATTGTTGCAACCCCCATCGGAGCTCCACAATCAGAACAAAATTTAGGTGGACTAAATTTATATTCTACTTTTTTACCACACTCTGAACAAAATTTCTTCATTAGTATAATAATAAAAGATGAGGTATAAATTTAAAGTTATTTTAATGGTTCAAGTATAGTAATGTCTCCTCTTACGACATCACCAGCTGATAATGATAAATTTTGTGCGGTGATAGTACCATCTATGTTACCACTTAGATGAGTAGTACCAAGAGAGTCTTTTAGTGCTAAATGAATAGCTCCTGGAGCATCTCCAGTCATTGGAACGATTTTTCCTAAATTATCCCCTCTTATGCTTAAAGTTTGATTAGCTGTTATGTATTCTACTTCTGAAACACATAAACCTCCTAACTTGTAAATCGGTAATCTATTTACTGAGTATTGATATCCAACAGTTTCAACTATATCTTGCTGTGCTATACTCACACCAGTTGCATGGGCTCCATTTGGATTTGAGTCGTTTCCGGCTCCTCCTTTTGTACGAGTACTAATAATTTCTGAATATGCTCCATGTGCTACTTTTTCTGGTGTTACATCTCTAGTTACTGGTTGAGGTCCAATACCGCCATGAACACCACTCGCGTGACCAGATCCTCCATGAGAAATATTGTTTGCCCTAATAGGATTATATATAGCAAAATCAGCTTGGATTTGAATAGGTGAGTATGGTGCAACGCTATATGAGTAACTAGTTAAAAATGCGCCACTGCCACTAATACCACTAATGCTGTCACCTATTCTAAATGTTGCTCCTAGGTCACCAATATCTCCAGTAAAACCTGTAGGATTAAATGTTGTGTCTCCATCTAAACCACCACCAAAATCATTTAAAAAACAAGAAAATGATAAAGTTTGATTGGGTGCGCCAGCTAAAGTAAAGCTATTTTTAGTTACGTTATCTCCAAGAAGTCTGGTTGGTGTTATATTAGGAGTATAGTTCAATGCTACCTGTGTAGCTAAGACTCCTGTTGCTCCATTACCGCCTATAGCTGCGAAGGTAGACGGTAGTGCACTTGTGTTGCTTCCCCCAAAATAAATTGGTACATCCCTATAACTTATATATGCCATTGTATTTTATTACACTTAAAACTTAATCGTTAACTTTTTTATGTCCCTTATATTGTAAAGTAGCTGACATAGTTGATCCAACCTGTGTGTTTATAGATTCACTTACTAAAGATGCGCCAGACATTGAATATCTATTTACAACATTGCCTGTGCTTCGCACTTCTAGTGCTATATCTCTATTAGTAACGTTATTAGAAGTAAATGCTCTATAATTATCTTCAAAAATATAATCCTCAGCTTCTATTTCAATAGTTGCTCTTTGAACAATTGGATCTAATAATTTTATCGATACTGGTGCTCCAGTTTGCCCTATAGCGTAATTAACTTGATAATTGTAAGCCTCTGAAAAAGTCATAGACTTTATTGCATTTAAACCATTGTCTATAGTTCCTGTTTTATCGAATGTGACACTGATACCAGTTATTGGAATAATGTCCTTTGGGCTGTCTGCAGCAACATGTGCTAAAATATTTTCGCTTTCTCCTGTTAGGGCGTCATAGATAGTAAAATCATATGAAATTTCTGGGATATCATTTGTTGAGGCAGATACTGAGAAACCATCTAATACGCCACTCTTAAATGACATTTTATTATCTCCATATATCATTGCTCCAGAAAATCCAGTGGCTTCATTCTGAGCATTTGTAAATTTAACAAGACCCGTAATAAAATCTTGATTTAAAAGTAATTTGTTTACTTTAGCTGTAACTTTGGGAGCAGATATTGGATAGTGTCTATTATCGTCTGTTCCTATAAAAGATTGAGTGTTTTCCGGAGACGGAGCATCAAAGGATACATCTTGTATACCATTGCATAATTTGCCATCTAAAATTAAATGTTCCGAAAAACTACCCGAATTTGCCATGTAAAGCTTTACACTTTATTTCGGTTTTTAATAGCTATGTATAAAAATGCTAAAAATCCTATCGCAATCGGATATGCAGAAGGCTCTGGTATGATGTCAATTGATACTGCACCTGGGCCAGTGATCATCATCCAACCATCTCCAGCAACTTTGGGATCATAAGTTGTGATAACAGCATAATACTCTGTATCTATTTCTAAATCATCTAATTCTAAAAAGAATAATAAATCACCATCTTCTAATTCTCCTTCATATTCATCATGGTCATCGTTGTCAGCAAAGTACAAAGGGTCTGTTGGAGTCAAAGGATTAAATACATCATCATAAATGTAAATCATTGTGTCTCTCATCCAAACTGGTGTGCCGTTAGGTAGTAAGGTTTCATTCCCTCCGAACTGTCTGTCTACACCGATATATTCTGCATTGAAAGATGTATTAAGTACTGAATAAGTGCCAAGAGTCTCAATACTAAATTTTGCTACATTGTAAAAGTATTCGTCATCATCATAACCCCAATCTTCTCCATCTGGTCTTGTATAACTCTGGTTTTTGGTCAAATCAAAACTTTGTAAAGTCATCCAAGTTAATTCTTGACTTAGATCTGGTAATTCTCCACCACCATCATCTGGCATGATAGAAAGGGCTGATAAACTGGTGGCGGTAGCGAAAAGGAGAGTAGTAATTAGTTTTTTCATTTTTTTGCTTTCAAAAATTTCATGATTTCTTGTATGAACCCGAAGAAGCCAGACTTCTTCTCACTTTTGGGCAAAATATGCAAAATCAAGCAGGTAATGCCAACAATTGACAGTGCCATCTTAAAAAGCTCTCCAGTAGATTTGTCTAAAATTTCAGATATCATATTATTTATTTACACTTAATTAATAGTGGGCATATCTAGTTTTTGATGCTAGGTCTAATTTATTTCTTTGTCCACTAATTTGCAAACCCTCACTAATCAACAATTCTTTAAGCTTAAAGTTACCTACATAAGTTTGTTTTGATACGCCATTAAAACCTATACCATCAAAATTATTTCTAAAAGGGTCATTTGGTTTATAGAAAAAATCAAAGGTATAATATTGCCCTATATTAATTTCTGTAATATAATGCTGTTCGTCTTCACCAGCTTGATAATTTGTTAACTCTGTGTTATTTTGAAATGCTGTTGTTAAGTCGGTAGCGGCTCCATCCGCAGATATTTGATATGCAGTTCTTTCTCCGCATAGAAAAATATAAGGCTGGTTGGAAGTTGCGTCAAAACCCCCTATAAGACCTTGAATTTCATTACCTCCACCTTGAGTTAAAGAAGCTACGGTTACAGATACACATTTAAGAGTAATGCTTTGATTTTCAAATAAAAGAGTTTGCATTGTTTGATTTACGTTCCGTGGTTGTATCTCACCATTATCTATTCTTATGTGATCAAATAAAAGTGACCCAGTATAAAATGTTGGGCCCAATGTTCCAGATTGTATACCCAAAGAAGATTTATCTCTACCAGTTGGAACCAAGTTATTATTTCCAAATTGATCATACCATCTTAAAACCCTACCTCTCGCCGTTCCTGTAATATCTCCAGCATCTATCGCTGATTGATTCTTGTCCATCACTTCTCCAAGAGTATTATTAGGGAAATCGCTTTGACTAAATGTGTCATCTCCAAAATCTACAATGTCAACTATAGAGTCTCTACTAATCTCTCCACTTATGTCAAATCTAATATCATAAGTTAAATGATCATCTAAAGTATTTCCCATAAATCCTCGTAACGCGTGTCCAGTATAATTGGGGTTTATTTTTTTATAAGAATATCCATGCTTTATTCCTGTTAAGCTAGTTAAAGGGTTTACGGCCGAACTATGAAAACCTGTGACTGTTTTGGGTTTAAACCCAGCATCAATTTCATCAGTCCGAACTGCTAGACCTAATTCACTAGTAACACCATGATTATCGAGGTTTTTGTAGAGTTCTTTTATTGTTTTTTCTACTTGATGTAAGTGTTGTGAATTACTTAAATCATAAGTGCCACTTAATCCTGTAATTTTATCACAAATGACTTTAAAATCATCAGATACTAATCCATTAGAAGACAAGGCAAACATATGGTGTATGTCCTTTTCTAAATTATGAATGTTTTCAGTCATGACTTAGTTCTCTTTTTTAGTTTTTCTAGATAAGCCTTGTAAATTTTGTTAGCGGAAGACAATCTTTTTTTAGTTTCGGGGTCTTTTGCATTTTTTGCTGCGAATCTTGATCTTTGCTCCATTGCCATTGTAGCTTGTACTTTGTGCTTGTGTGGGCGTTTTGACTTTTCTATTATGTTAACGCTCTGACGGGCTGTTTTTGCGTCTTTAAAGCCCAATCCCTTGATAGTTCCCTTTGGGTCTTCGTCTGTATATAAATCGGAGTGTTCTGATTTTGGTCTCTTTGTTCCGTCTTTCTTTTTTTCTGGTATTCTTTTATCTGCACCTTTTGCTAATTTTGTTAGTGTGCCGTAGTAAATAGCTTTACCGTCCTTTTCTCCGTATCTTTTTATAAAATCTTTCATTGGAATCTCTTTTTCCAATTTCATAAATTTTTCTTTTTGTTTTTTAGTTAGAGCCTCGGATTTGTAAGCGCCACCTCTTTTTTGCCTATCACAATATTGTTTTTGGCTAAAACCTTTTGGATTATTGCAATCAATATTTCTTTTGCGTTTTTGGCTCCATTTTTCTCCTTTTTTCTCTCCTTTAGCTCTTTCTATCTGTTCTTTCGTGGGTGCGCCCTTTTCTCCTGGTTTACGCATCCTTTCTTTGGAACCTCTCTTGATACGCTCCTTTTTACGCCTTATGTTTTCCCATAAACCGCGTCTTGCTAAAATTTGCTCTGTAAAATCTAATTCCATTATCTTGTTGGTGATACTGATACTGGTGATACTGGTCTTATGCCAGGTTGATCTGGAAACGGTGTTTCTACTCTTGGTATGTCAAATCCTCCACCCTCGGTGCTTCCTACGTTTGAATGTGGCTTTATTTCGTCCATTTGTTCTATGCTATCCATTCTTGGTTCTGGAGCAGATTCAGCTTGCGGTTCAGCTTGTGGTTCGGCTTGAGGCTCTGCCTTGGGTTCAGATTTGGGTTCTTCGGCTTGAGGTTCTGATTTTGGCTCAGATTTCTGTTCTTCAGCTTTTGGCTCTTGTTTTTGCTCTTCTTGCTTAGGTTCTTCTGATTTTTGTTCACTTTTTTGCTCTTCAGACTTTTGTTCTGATTTTTGTTCAGATTTCTCTTCTTTTGCCTCTTCTGACTTTTGCTCAGACTTTTCTTCTGACTTAGCTTCGGATTTTTGCTCTTGTTTAGGTTCTTCGCTCTTTTGTTCGGATTTTTCCTCAGATTTAGCCTCTCTTTCAGCTTGTCGCTGTTCTTTAGCTTCTTGGCGCTCTGCTTGACGTTGTTCTTTAGCTTCTTGCTGTTCTGCCTCTGCTTCAGCCTGTGCTTCTGCTTTTGCTTCTTGTTCTGCTGCTTTTTGCTCTGCTTCTACTTCTTGTCTTTCTACACGCTCTGCTTTGGTTTCCATGTTATCAGATACCTCATATAGGGATTCAGCGGTGCTTTCAACCACAGTATTTATAACTGGTATATTTTCAATGATTGGAATATGTGCTAGATCATCAATAAATGTGGCTGTGGTCTCAACAAAGTAATTTTGTAGGGTCATATCGTAATCTTCCTCTACTTCTTCAACAATTGCCACAATATCGTGAGAAGACTCCACAACAGTCTCAGCTTGGAAATATGTGGCAGAACTAAGAGCTACACTACCAGCAGTACCTAAACTTTGCACATTTGTAATAATTTCTCCAGCATATTGCTGTACATTCTCTAAAACAGTAGGTTGTGCTTGGGTAGCTTGTGATGCGGCACTTTGAGCGGCTCCTTCGCCAGCTCCTCCAGAGTTTTGGGGGCTTTCACCAGATTCGTCCTCATCGTCCTCACCTTCATAACCCTTACCGCCCCCTTTTAATACTAGACGTACATCTTCCTTTAATCTTATTTCTTCTGCATTATATGGCGGCTCGCAAAATTTTTTTACTATTTCTTGTGCATCTTTGGGGTCAATGTTGTCTTTTTTTGCCATATCAAGGATATTTACACTTTTGTTTTGTAATTTTTGCTTATATGACTGTAATATATATTGTTATGATGTATCCAGACAAAGCAAGTGCTTGGTTATATTATGCGTTGACAGACGGATTACAAACTAGAGATCTAGTAAATAAGAACTCTGTCTTTAAACAATACATTGCAGAACGAGATGAGATAGAAAAACACAAATGGCTTGAATCAGAAAAGGTCGGTAGAGATATCGGTTTTGAAAAAGCCCTTATGGATTGGATATCACACCATCGTACCGCATGGCGTAAAGCCAAGCAAATTAAATAGAAAATTAGCAGAGCCGTTTCTTGAATTAGAGACGGCTCTTTTTATTATGTTTTATGGGTAAAGGAATGGCGCCTAAAAAAGGCTACAACGACAAAAAGTATAAAGACAACTATGATGGCATAGATTGGAGCAAAACTCGTGAAGTACAACAAACTAGAAAAAATAATAGCTAGAATTATCGACTATCCTATCGCTGATGCCGACGAGGATAAGCCCGATTTGCCTATCTTGCCCGTTAAACATGCCAAAGTTGCACTTTACGGTCGAGCAGTAGATAGATTTGTTATGTGGCTTACTTGTTTTTTTATTATTGCTGGTGTTATCAGACACTGGAACGGTTAGTGAAAATACTGCCCCGATTTTTTTTGAC